TTGACCACTACTGAAATGTCGGACGAGACCTAGGGCCCAACACAAATTTTATAAGGAATGACAGGGAATTTTATTCATGTACCTTTTGAAAAGACGACATTTCATATTGTGTTGGGCCATATAATTGATTTATTGGTTGAATGTATCAACGGTACCTTTTTAAAGGTTTATGCTTCTTTGTTTTTCGCTTCTTCTTCCCGTGTCCACTCCCCCTTTTCCATCCCCCATAGTAGTCATGCTGCTGCATGGGTACAATAGAAAAGACTGCCACAGCAGAGTAATAGATAATCAATGCAAAAACGAGAAGCAATGGGTTAGCTTTACTAATCCTCATAAAGGCAGCCACGGAATGATCTATCTTTACACGGGTGTCATGTGCTATTTTTCTAAGGCTGAGATTTCCCCGACCCACTTCTTGACTCGTGTACCTGTAAAGGCCAGCTGCTTGAGAAACAATAAATGACACAGACTTGTAAACAGGATTGAGTTTACCCAAGGCCAGAGCCACTACAATTGTTTTAAAGTAGGAGACGCGTGCAGCAGCTTCTTCACCTGCATGATCCGTGAGTTTTTTGAGCGAAGCAGCCATAGCAAAAAATTGTACACAAAAGGCCGATCGAAGCATTGGACCCAACAGGTTGATGAACAAGTCTGCAGGGACGTCGCGAACTTTTTCAAGAGTCCTTACAATGGCTGTGCTATTGGATAAGATTCTTTTTCCGTGATCACCTATAGATTCAATTGAAGCTTTTACGTCTTTAGCCAAAACTTGAACTGTCTCAATATCCTTAATTTGTCCGTATGCATAAGACCCAACGGAACGAAGGTGGTCCGTCAATGGTTTCATGGTTCGTAGAATGGCAGCCATAACTTCTCCTCCTAAATCAAGAAGGTCTTGAAAGGATGGAAAGTAGAAGTTGACGGGTTCCATGACCCACGCCACCACCTGTACAATAAACGACCAGATTCCTGTAAACACGGTTACAATAACGTCCTTTGTAGCACCTGCACTAGTTTGAAGTACGTGCCATCCTTCATTTAAAATGCTTTGAAATGTCAGTTGAACTGCGTTGGAATAGATATATGCAGTATGAAGGGCAGAGTCAATGAAATCGTTCCACGCTGTAGCCACCTCGGGGTTTGTTGCAACGCGCCACATTGTGGCCATAAGAAACGCAGCCATAACAACAACTCCAAGAACAAGAGCCGGCTTTTTCCAATCCAATGACTTGATGTAGGCCAGGACACCCTCACGAATATCTTCAGGGGTATCAATTTCTTCAAGCCGAGGTCCGACGACCGGATCCAAATTTTGTCGCAACTGGTCAACTGGGTCTCTAGCTTCCTTGGATTCCATTTTATTTAGGCTATGATTTAAGGTTTATTTGATCCGAGTCATAAATTAGTTTATCCGACTCCAATACCCATATCATAAAGTCGGAGAAAACATATTTTTTATTGCACCTCTAAGTCTAATTGAGGTGACTTAACATCTTGAATAAACCACAAATCATATCTTTATGGCCTCTCTAGGTTTGTACGGCAAACCGGCACAAAAGGGTGCCCCTTGGAATGTCTATCGTGTCGTTGGTCTTATGGGAGGAGAAGAAGAGGTGGAGCGCCTTTCTGCCCTTCTTGGTGTCACGCGGTCTCCTCCCCCCGGATGTGATGAGGGTGTGTGGATAGGGCCCAAGGCGGGAAGCCGTCCCCCTTGGTCCACTTCGATGATGGAGATTCTCAAGGGGGCGTCTTTTGTCCTCCAAGACATTGTTCCCCTCAAATGGTATCCAGCCTCCCATCCTCCCTCTTCCTTTGATACCCTCCTTGAGGAGGAGTGGCCTGCCGGAGCATCTCCGGCGCCCCCAGAGCCCCTTGTGAAGGACGACGAGATCTTGGCCATTGATGGAGCCCAGGCCGATTCTGAACACTGCCGCCACCATTTCTTCAAGGGTAAGCTTCGTTTCCGTGGCGAGACTCAAGCTTCTTTGTGGGAAAGGGTCGGCCGTCCCTTGGCATGTGCACCAGCCAAGGATGTAACCGTCTTGGCCTTTTGTGACAATGCATCTGCCATTCAAGGATTTGATGGTCGTCACTTTTGCTTGACGGCAGAAACCCACAATTATCCCTCGGCAATTGCTCCCTTTCCTGGAGGTGCTACTGGCACTGGCGGCCGGATACGAGACGTCCAAGGATGTGGTCGGGGGGCGGAGCCCTTGATGGCCTTGGTAGGCTATTGTGTGGCAGGGGAAGGGGAAAACGGCAAATGGCCCCAGGTGGCTGATCCCCTCGACATTCTTCTTGATGGCTCGACAGGTGCCTATGATTATGGCAACAAGTTTGGCGAACCCACAACGGGAGGCTTTGTGCGAATTGCCCCAATGACAACCTTTCCAGATGCTTCCAAGCGGACTTGGCTTAAGCCAATCATGTTTACTGCCGGGATTGGAAGCTTGACCCAAGAGAATCTTTTGAAAAAAGACTTGGCCAAGGGTGACGTCTTGATCAAATTGGGTGGACCCGTCTATCGAGTTGGGATCGGTGGCGGGGCAGCATCTTCCAAGTCAAGCGTGACAAAACGCACCGACCCGGCGAACCAGGCAGCCGTCCAACGCGGGGATCCGGCCGTCCAAGAAAAAATGAATCGAGTCATCCGTCGCCTGACTGCCATGAAGCCCAATCCAATCCTTGCCATTCATGACCAAGGAGCTGGTGGAAATGCAAACGTCTTGCGTGAATTAGTGGGTTCCCTTGGTGCCGATATAGACTTGGCCACCTTGACCCTCGGTGACACGTCGCTTTCGTGGGCTGAAGTGTGGATTGCCGAGTACCAAGAATCCAACGCCATCGCATGCCATCCTCAAGACCTTGGGAAAATTTTGGATGTATGTCTCGAAGAAAATGTCGACATGGTGGTTGTTGGGATGATTCGTGGTGACGGGAGGCTTTTGGTAAAGAATGGTGAAGACGTTTTGATTGACGTTTTTGTAGGCCTTGAAGAATCTGAGCCCGAGAAACATGCCGTTTTTGAGATGGCTCTTCCCGTATCCAAGGTCGCTCCTTGGCCAACCCTTGGGATATCCTACGAAATGTTTCGTCTCATCCTTTCTCATGGAGATGTTGGGTCCAAGGCTTTCATGACCTCCAAAGTCGACCGAAGTGTGGGCGGTCGCGTCGCTTGCCAAGCCACCCTGGGACCTCTCCTTTTGCCACTCGCCAATTGCTCCGTCGCTGTTCTTCCTTCCGACTCGCCCTTGGAATTTCGTGGAGTGGCGACGGCCATTGGAGAACAACCCTTCAAGGGTCTCGAAGACACACGCCTTCTTGGCATATACAGCCTCTCCGAAATGATGTTGAATCTCGTATGGGCGGGAGTCGGTCGTGAAAAGATTCGCTGTTCGGCCAATTGGATGTGGCCATGCCCCGACAAGGACCCTGAAGAAGCCTTCAAGATGGCTGCCGCTATGGATGGTCTCGTTGAGGGGTGTAAAACTCTTGGTATCGCGGTGGATGGTGGAAAGGACTCCCTCTCAATGAAGGTGGGACCCGTCAAGGCGCCACCCTCCCTCGTCTTGACCGCCTATGCGACAGTGGAGGATATTCGTCGTCGGGTCGCTCCATGTGCCCAAGGCGGTCATCTTTTGGTCCTGATCCAGCCCAAGGAGTCACACATTCACCCCTCCATCAACCTTGGTGGATCTCTTGCCTCTCGCATCTTGAACAATTCGACCCACCTTGGCGACGCTCCTCACTTTCCCATAGAGGCCATCTGCCACATCTTTGACTTTGTGACCCACTACCTCGATGAAATCTATGCCGGCCATGATCGGTCCGACGGTGGCCTATGGACAACCATCGTCGAGATGTTGATTGGTGGTGGTGTCGGATCCAAGATCAATGTGCCCCCAAGAGATTTGGAACTCTTTTTGTTCAATGAATTGCCGGGCGTCGTCGTCGAAGTGAGTCACCTCACCTACCGCGACATGCTTATCGCGGCGGCACGGGGTGAGGCTGACAAATGGCTTGACCTCGTCGTCTTGGGCCACACCCTCTCTGCCAATGATCCCCTGACCATCAATGACACCTCGTGGGATCTTTCCACCCTCCGCGAATGGTGGCATGGTCCAACTGAGCGCTATGATGGCGCTCAGATAAATCCAAAGTGTGCCAAGGAAGAAGCTCAAGCCATTTCCCAAGGAGAGTGGCCCAAGACATCGTCTCCTGGTTTCCAGGGTCCTGTCGTTCCCTACCTAACCCTACCAGGAGCTCCCAAGGTTTTGATTGTCCGAGAGGAAGGATCCAATGGTGACCGTGAGTTGGCCTCGGCTTTTCACTTTGCAGGCTTCTCGACCACGGTTATCCAGACCAAGGATCTTGCAAGACGGTCCCTCGATCAGGTGTCTGGCCTTGCCTTTTGTGGAGGGTTTTCCTTTTCAGACGTGGGAGGGGCGGCCTTTGGATGGGCAAGCCGGATCCTTTCCTCACCCGCCATCATGGAGAATCTGTCAAGGTTTTATGCCAGGGAAGATACGTTTTCCTTGGGGATTTGCAATGGCTGTCAATTGATGATTCGGCTTGGTGAGATGACTGGCATTCGAGGGGTCAAGGCCATCGAGGGCAACACCTCGGGACGGTTTGAATCTCGATGGGTCACCCTTGGTGTCCATGAAAGGGCAAACGAATCGATGTGGTTTAAGGGAATGGACGGCTGGCGTCTTGGATGCTGGTCTGCTCATGGTGAAGGACGTTTTGTAAAGGATGGGACTTGCGTTCCTCGATCCGCCTTGGCCTATGTGGGTCCCGACGGCGATCCAACAGCATCCTACCCATTTAATCCCAACGGATCCCCCGACGGCTTGGCCGCGGTCCTCTCCTCAAACGGTCGTCACCTCGCCATGATGCCTCACCCGGAGCGGTCCATCTTGGGGTGGATGGATCCGACGGCGTCCAAGGCGAACCCTTCCGCCCTCTACACCCCATGGATCCGCCTCTTCCGCAACGCATTTAGGTGGGTGTCTAGTGACACGAGGCATCGCCACCAAGTTTTTGTTGTTGGGACGGGTTGCCGGGAAGCCGCTTTGGCATCCAAGTTGTTTGAATCTCCTCAAGTCTACTCGGTCCAAGTCGGTTCAAAAGAAAGACTTGAGAGAGTTTTTGATGATGACCTCTCGATGGTTGTGGTAGGGCCCGAGGCACCTCTCATGGAGGGCATCATCAATGACGTGACTCGCCGCGGTCTTCTTGGTGTGGGACCCTCCCGCATAGCCTCCCTCTATGAAGGTTCCAAGCTCTTCACCAAGGAAGAGGTCAAGCACTACTGCATTCCAGTGGCCCCTTACCGCATCCTCGCCTCCCTCGATGAGGTGGAAGAGGTGATTGATGGGGGATGGGACGAGTGGGTGATCAAATTGGATGGGCTCGCCCAAGGCAAGGGCGTCGTCTTGGCAGACTCTCTTGAGGAATGGCGTGACCGCCGGCCTACCCTCGAGGCATTTTACCCCAAGGCGTCCCCTGTCTTTGTCGAAAAACGCCTGAAAGGCCGTGAAGTGTCAATCCTTGCCTTTTGCGACGGGAAGACTATGCTTCCAATGCCTCCCATCTGCGATTACAAGAGGCGTTTTGACTATGACCAAGGACCCAACACGGGTGGAATGGGTGCCGTCGCATTTGGTCCAGGCCACTTTCCCGCCTTCTTGCCTCCCTACCTCTTGAAGGAAATCCATAACATGATGGCTCGCTTTGTGGCAGAGTCTCACTACTCTGGCTTCCTCTACATGGGGTGGCTGATTGATGAGAATGCCGTACCGTGGCTTCTTGAAATCAATGTAAGGATGGGCGACCCAGAGACCCAAGCCCTGATGCCTCTGCTTCGGTCAGACCTCTATGAGATTTGTCGGGCCATGGCGAAAGGCGCCCTTTCCAATCTTTCCGTCGAATGGTCCCCCGAGGTGACGGTGGCTGTAGTCTTGGTGAACGAGGCCTACCCGTCAGCCAAGCTAGAGAAGGACGTGGAAGTGAAAGGTCTCGGAGGCGCGAGGCGCGTTACCCCCTACGTCTACTCGGCAAGGGGCGAAGTGACTTCAGGGGGAAGAGCCGTAACTTGTGTGGGGCGGGCTTCCACCCTGGGTGAAGCACGGACCTTGGCCTACACCGCGGCAGATGCAGTAGCCTTTCCCACCAAGGACTGCCGTTCCGATATTGGTATCGCTTTCATGTAATGTTTTATTTTTTAAAGGATTGGCATTTGTCCCGCACAAAAAGAATGCGCTTTACGCATAACTTTGAATCGGGGCGTCGGATTGGTGCATGCCTTGATGTACTTTCAATTTCATCGTAGGTGATGAAACCCCCAAGTAAAAAGGTAGACTCGGTTTTTGGGTTGTAGGTGAAAACCTTCAGTTTGGTGTGTGTGTGAAAGAGGCATCGAGTTCAAAGTGAGGAGACATGCCGCTCGTCTTGGCAAGCATACCGGGAGTAAAGGGACTTCCTACACGGTTGAATGGTGGAATCCCAAGGTCTCTCGCCTCGAAACCTCCTTTTTCTATGCCAAGTTCCAGGAGGTGTCAATCAACCAGATTCAAGCCATTCGTATGAATCCCGTGTCTTAGATGTGTTTGAGTCTTTTGTGTTTGAGTCTTTTGATTCCAATAAACACTTTCTATCTGATGGATCTCTCGTCGTTTGGCTCCCCTCACGCTGTTTCTCCTCTTGACGGACGCTACCGTTGCCGTTTAGGGAAAGATCTTGACGATTTTAGTGAATTTGGTCAGACGAGGCTCCGTGTCTTGGTTGAAATTAGCTACTTGGCAGCCTTGGGCACCACCCGCGGTTTCATCTTACCTCCTGCCTTGGAAGAAGTCCTACGTGATTTTTCCGAAGAAGACTTTCAAGATATCAAGGCGGTAGAGGCAAAAATCAATCATGATGTCAAGGCTGTCGAAATGTGGGTGGCGTCCAAGGCTCCTGGCTTAGAAGCTTGGGTCCATTTTGGACTGACCTCCCAAGACGTCGCAGGGACTGCCTATGTTATCGGACTTCAACGGTTTATTCCACGGTTTGTCCACCGTGTCGGCCAGGTCTTTGATGAATTGACCCGCCTGGTGAGCTTGCCACGCATGCCAATGTTGGGGCGAACCCATGGTCAGCCGGCCACACCAACCTCAATGAATGCCGAACTGGGTGTGTTTATTGAGCGCTTACGTGTCTTGGTTGCCCAAAAACCAACAACCCTTTCTACAAAATTCGGAGGTGCCGTGGGTAAGTTGAATGCGCACTATGTTGCTCTCCCCTCGGTGGATTGGTCTCTTTGGATGGATGGTTTTGTAAAGTCTCTGGGCTTGACACGCAACCAAAAAACCACCCAAGTGGACCACTATGATAACTATGCTATGGTTTTTCAATGGATGTCACGCGTTGCTACTGTCCTTGTGGATCTTTGTAGAGACATTTGGATTTATTTGTCCTTGGGCTACTTGACCTTGGAGAAACGTGCGGAAGAGGTTGGCTCCTCCACAATGCCACACAAGGTGAACCCGATGCACTTTGAAAATGCAGAAGGTAACCTTGAACTTGCAGTGGTGTTGTTGTCCTTTCTTTCCTTGCGCCTTCCCCGGTCTCGCCTCCAACGTGACCTCACCGACTCGACCCTTTGTCGCAACATTGGGGTTGCCTTGGGTCACCTTCTTATCGCTCTTCAGGCCCTAGGTTCAGGCCTTTCCCGTCTTAGTTTTTGTCCAGCCAAGGCCTCTCAAGATCTTGATGACCACCCAGAGGTCCTCGCGGAAGCCTACCAAACCATTTTAAGGCGTGAGGGATTTTCAGATGCCTATGAGCGCCTCAAGAGCTTGACGAGGGTTGACGGTAAGATGACCCTTGAAACAATGCACCAGTGGGTAGATGCCCAAGGGGATGTGGCCTTTGAGGTCAAAGAGGAACTCAAAGCCTTGCGGCCATGCACCTACCTTGGCGTCGCAGCCTATGAATAAACCTTTCGATTTTCTTTCCGTTGGGCCATCAAGCGCAAACATTCAACCCGTCTGCCCCTTGGCGGACGAGACACGAGAATGGCATCGCCTGTCGCTTCCAAGATGGAGGCTGCCTTGGTGCCCGGCCGAAACTTGGTTGCATAGATACGATCTTTCTCTTCACCTCTTGCTTTGTCCCACGCTTCCATCTGGGACGGGGAAAGCATCTTGTACTTGCGGGCCTTGAATGCCGCATGGGCAGACCCGGTGCCAATGGGAGAGCCAGACTCCTTTGTGAAAAGGTAGGCAACGTCGTTTTCTCCAGCAGCTCGAAACTTGGCAGCTTGGAATGCATGGTGGTGGGTCCTGTAGGTGAAGCCGTCCATCGCGAGATCCTCTTCCCAAGTGTCGGAAAATATACGACGCCAATGTTTTGTAGATGCTTGGGTCCTTGACACATTCTCCGGCTCCTTTCCCAGGAGGCTTGTCGGCCGAGTTTTTGAAGAATTGAAAGGTGGCCATAAGGCGTGTGAAGCGACAAGTTTATTGGTCTGGAAAATTTGAATATTTTTATGGCTCGACCCGACATTGATCATGTAAAGATTACCAGTGGTCTTTGACCACTACTGAAATGTCGGACGAGACCTAGGGCCCAACACAAATTTTATAAGGAATGACAGGGAATTTTATTCA